GCAGCATCAGATGCAACTGTGCCATCAGATAGACATTTCAGAGGTGCTTGGACATTATCTGGTAAAACAATAACAGAAGATCTAGCTGAATCTAAAAAGATTTTTCAAGATAAGATTAGAGAAGTTAGAACTCCGTTATTAGCAGAAGAAGATGTGGTCTATATGAAAGCATTAGAAGCTGGAGATAGTTCTGCACAAGCAGCTAGTGTAACTAAGAAAAAAGCATTAAGAGATGCACCTGCTGCAAAAGCAATAACAGATGCAGATACTATTGCTAAGTTAAAAGCAGCTTGGGATACAAGTGTATTAGGTGACAGTCCATACGCATAGGAGTAACGGATGGCATTAACTAAAGTAAGAGGGGCAGGTGCAGAGGGTTTAACCTTATCAAGCACTAGCCTTACAATAGCAAATGGTTTGACACTTACTGATGGAAATGTGACGTTAGCAAGTGGTCATGGTATTGATTTTGCTGCGACTGCTAATTCAAGTGCTACTGGTGCTTCTCTTGTTAGTGAACTTTTTGATGATTATGAAGAGGGATTTTGGACACCAACCATTAGTAGTGGTTGGAGTAGTTTTACTACAGATTTTTTAGAGGCTTCATACGTTAAAATTGGTCATATGTGTTACTTAACTTGTTCTATGAGATTTTCTGGTACTAATGCTAATGCAACAGTCAAAATAGATGGATTGCCTTATGCTTCACGATCAAATGCAGATGGTTATGCTTCTGGAAGTGGAGCAATAGGTTATGCAAATATGTTTACAGTAGTAAATCATACTGTAAGTACAGTTTATGTGGTGCAAAATAGTTCACGAATACAAATGTATACTATGCTAGGTGCTGCTGTTAATTCAAATGCAGATGCGTCTAATCGTTGGCTTGAATTTAGTGCAGCATATCCAACAGCATAAAGGAAAAAAAATGGCAATAACAAAAGAATTTGAAATAAGCAAAATAGAGGTTGTGGGGAGTTGGCATGTTCAAGTTGCTACCGATACAGTTATCAAAGAAGATGGCACAGAAATCAGTAGATCAAGACATAGACATGTTTTAAATCCTGATTCAGATATATCTAAAGAAGCAACAGAGGTACAAGCGATTGCTAATGCAGTTTGGACAGACACAGTGAAAGCTAATTATAAAACTTGGAAAGAATCACAAGAGAGGTAAACAATGCCATACATAGGTCGTTCAGAAAATTTTGGTGTAAGAAGTAGGTTTCAGTATCAAGCCACGGCTGGACAAACCAGCTTCAGTGGATCAGATGCAAACTCACTATCACTAAGTTACACCGATAGTCTGTACATGGATGTATATCAAAATGGTATTTTGTTAGTGCCGGGTGATGACTACGTTGCAACAACTGGCACAACTGTTGTATTAGTTCAAGCAGCAAGTTTGAATGATATAGTAGAAATGGTTGTCTATGATACTTTTTCTGTAGCAGATAGTTATACAAAATCAG